AACTCCACTGGTGAATGCAGAATTTTCACCAGCATTCAAACAATATTCATTTGTATCTGCAGTCGCACTATGAGCATTCAATCCTTTAAATATGTTATCATCAATATCACTAAATGGACAATTATCCATATCAGAGGTGATAGTAGAGATTGGCCTGAGATAATAAACCCCGGTAACAGTTGGCATAATTCGTCCTTATTTTTTTTATGAACCAGAACAAGCAACGTGTATAGGTCGATATTCACCATTAACCAGATGGGCTACAACAAATGAATCTTTATCAATAGCTAAAGTAGAATCTCTATTTACAACCCAAGCTTCACCACCAGTTGAGAAATCAGAATTTCTTTTTACAATCTTACCACTAACTGGTGCAGTATATTGAGTTGGTCCTAAAATTTGAGTGGTGGTAAATCCCTCTATGACTTGAGGATAATCAAGACTTTCAAAATTGCCGCTACAGTCTATTTGAGCAACTTTAGCATCATTATACCACCAAGTTTGAATATAATCTGTAGTGGAGTGTCCAGTAATTGTGTTGTCTTTTCTTACAGAAAGCACAGCATCAGGACCAATGACAGTATCTCCGATAGAAATTCTTCTTATAGATGTATCACCAGCAATTGTATTTTGGATATTAAGAAGATTGGAATATGTGCCTTTATTGTATAATAGCCTTTGGTTGTCTTGCAGATTTGCTACAATCTCAATGTTACCGACACCAGCATCGTTACCATCAACAGAACCTCTTAAAGCATTTTTACCAATACCAATAGACTCACTGGTTTCAGAGTAAGAACCAGCATTTTGCCCTATAAATATTGACCCAATAGCTTCTTTAGCATAATTACCCGCATTTGTGCCAATAAATAAACTATTGGAAATATTATCTGCTTCTCGTCCAGCATTATAACCAATGAAAGTAGAAGCTGTATCTATAGACAAATCAGCATTATTGGTAGAGGCACCATAACCAGCATTTGTGCCAATCATAACAGAGTGCTTCCAACCACTGGCTAAATAACCAACTCCAGGACCAATAAATATACTTTCACTATTATCGACTTGGCTAATGTTTTTCTCATCTTGCGGAGGAGCGAAAAAGTGATTCTCATTATCCACGACAGAAGCATAACCACTACCAAGAAAAGAAGTGAGTTCAGCAAATGACATTTTACCTAAAACATCACCACCAAGTGCTGCACCATCTTCAATATGAATAGCAATATAACTATTTGAATTTAATGTATTGACAGATGCAGAAGAAGCTTTTTGTAATTCTAAAATATCTAAATTAAATGTTTTGTCAGATAAAACAGTTGTTGATGATAAACCATCACCAGCTAATAAAGATGCACCAAAAGATGAACTATTAGAAGTTCCATCAGCATAATTAATTTGACCCCTAACATTTATATCTCCATTAATAGTCACTGTAGGATTTGAAGTAGAAACATATGTTGGAACTGGACTAGCAGGCATAGCACCTTTTCTGAAGTCATTTTCTACTAAAACTCCATTTGTGTCATTAGATGTTGTAAATACTAATCTATGGACACCACTCGCTACACTACTATTAAAGGTATCTTTAATATGCGTATCAATATATGAAACATCGTCTCCATTAACAGTTTCCATTTTAGGGATGATATTGTATTCAATAGATTTACTGGTATCTTCAATACTAACATTGCCATTAGTCACATAAAAATCTGCTTCAGAAATAGCCAGATATTTAGAACCCGTCAATTGACCTGAAACTAATGGATCAGCACCATAACCAATTAATAACTTATCAGACCAATCAACTGCATTTGTCGCTACACTATTACCAATAATAATTGAATTCTCTGCTGCAGTATCAATACTATTGAAATTATTATTACCAATAATAATATTGTTATAAGAAGAGCTGTTACCACTATCGAGGTTGTGCTGACCAACGATAACATTGTTGCTCATATCACCAGATTTATATCGCAGGTTATCGTTACCTACAATAGTATTTAAATCACCATCGGTTAATTTATTTAATGATCTGGCACCAAATACGGTATTACCAGAAGCAGTATATGACAGGTTAACTATACTATTTAAAGAGTTTGAACCAAAAACAGTATTATCAACGGTGTTAGTACCAAGCACAGGTAAATTTGCAGGACTTTCAGAACCAGCAAATGTATTATTATGAACATCTGCCCATACAAGCATAGTATTATCAATATCAAGAATGTTGGTTACAATATTAAACTCATTGCCACCATCATCTAGAAAATATAAAGCTTGTGTTTGGCTTGCGGCTACTTTCGGTTTTACATAAATTTTTCCATAGTCAGCAGTATTTGTTGGTTTTTTCTCTTGCTCTTTCATGGCAATTGTGCCACTAGCACCAGCATCAAAATGATTAATCGTTAACGGCTCAATTGGTGTAAATTTTCTAGTGGTTCCAACTATAGTCGAACCAATACCAACATAATTATTATTCGTGACAGACATAAAACCACTTGTAGTAGCAAAGTGATTAGAGTCTGTAGCAATTGTTGAAAAATCAATGTAATCTGTAGAAGTATCATAAGAAACACGTAAACCAGAAGCACCCTCAGCACCATTTCCAGTTAACTCAAAAATACTATCTTTAGTTAGATCACCAGTACGAGTACCAATTCTAACAACAGTATTACCCGCGAACGGACCAGTATTAGTACCTTGAATATGTAGATTTGCTTGAGGCATTTCTGGAGCAGAACCTTCTGTTCTTTCATAATTAGAAATGCCAACATACATACCAGACTTAGCAATAGTTATTGGTTCAAATACTTTGGTATGATCGTGTTCTCTATATTCTCCACCTTCAGAGCTAATTACAAATCTATCATAATCAGGATGACCAAAATTATATTGCCTTAAACTAAATCTGGATCTGTTAGTATCTGCAACAGCAGTAGTGAAATCTAAACCAACACGCACAGCATTAGATAAGGAGGTATTATTCAAAGAACCAGAATCGACACTAGCGATTACTAAATCATATGTGTTATCACCAGAGGCACCAAAGAATGAAACATTTCCTTTACCAACATAATCTCCAGAAGCATGATGCACCTGACCAAATGTCATATATGACCCAGAGGTAAGCGGTAAACTTTCATTATCAATAATGAATAATCCGTTATATCCGCTTTCAGTAACAATGCTGGCCTTATCATTACCTAATACCCTTTGAGTTTTTAAATGATTACCATCTGCAATTTTTAAGCTAATGTTCGATTCAAAATGAGATCTACTAAATGCATCGTCAACAGATAATACATCTGGATCTATTGAAACATCTGGTTGCTTATAAATTAACCTATAATCACGAACATAATCCTCACCGCTAGCATGTATTTCAAACCCAGCACCTTCAAGTCCAGCATCACTTAAATAACCACAAATAGAACTGTCGTGAAATCCATCACCTTCATCACATAACCCGCTTGATCCTAAATGTAATGTCTTACATTCATATATACATTCACCAATTTCATTATATACAGTGTTATTTGCTTTTAACTGACCACTAATAACTACATCATTAAGATATGCATCCCAAGTCAATGAAGGATGGCCTAAAGCAAAAATACCACTTTCAGACGGTACTACACTTCCAGCCACAGTAATTAAACCGTGATCACCGGACGGGGCATTAGTACCAAATCCAATATTTCCATTACCGTCGAAATGTTGTCTAGCAGTAAGATTATATTGATTATATAGTTCAGGATATTGTATGGGATTAGAATTTTTAGGTGCATTACTATAAATTGTAAAAGTGCCAGAGTTAGGGTAAGAGATTCCACTGGAAATATAAGCCATTTTCCAGTGTTTAGAACCATGACCTAAGTTTGTAGAAGCATTATCAGATGGAGAGGCATCTCCGGCAACTTGTAAAGTTCCGAAAGTATGTAAGGATTTTGTGTTTATAGCTAATAAGTTATCTTCTAAATTACCATACATCAATGGAGTAAGTGATGTTACACCATCTTCAATAAGACAATTATCATCTTGTTCTACTGGAATAGCACCAAGATAAAACTTATAACTGTCAGTTGCACCAATGTAGTTACCAGCAGCATGACCTATAGCGATATTAAAACTACCAGTTCTGTTTCTACGTAAGGTGTAGTTACCAATACCTATATTACCAGAGCCTGTAGTATTCCCTCCTAAAGCACTAACTCCAACACCAACATTATGATCTCCATAAACATTACAACTGATTGATTGAGAACCAATAGCTGTATTATGAGTTCCCTCATAATTACCATTTAAGGCATTATAACCAAATACAGAATTATCCGAAGTAGATCTACCAACTAAATCAAGTTTGCCAAGGGCTTCTTGTCCAAAAATAGAAGTCCGAGTGGATTTTGTCCCCATATTGGCGGCATCAATATGACTTGATACGGTCATTAAATGAATAGAATCAGCTAAGTTTGTTATAACTGTTCTAAGATCTAACGGAGAAATCTCTTGATTAGCATTATCTGGAAGATAATCAGTAAGGGAGTTAATGAACTCCTGTTTACTTAAAATCATTTATCTAATCCTTAGTTGGTTTAGGAAATATAATTGTCAATCCAAGGAGATTTGAAGTGTGCCTGCAGCAAATTTAACACTATCACCTATATAAATATTTCTTGCATTATCAAGTGTTGCGTGCATTAAAACATTACCAGGGTCATCAGTTGGATGTGTAGCGTGGATTGCAGAATCAAGTACAACCACACCAGATATCCTACCCCAGTCTAATGTCGCTTGACTAAATGTAATATCAACTGCATTTTTAATAATTCCACTACCAGCAGTATTATCTGCAGTAGTATAGCTCCATTTAGAATTCCCAACACTGTTTGGGTCACCTAAACTAACTCTTGAATAACCACTAAGTGTTGTACCATCTCCAGATGCTACTTCTAAAATAGTAGTTCCCGTTTGATCATCACTTGGAACACCACTAGTCAATGCTATTGAAATATTTGTTGGTTTAGCAAAAGTTTCACCTCTAAAAACATGGTGAAGTAAACCAGATTCTAAATAATCTGAAAGAGCAGCCATTATCTTCTCCTCATAGGAATTTCCTTGAAATAAAGAATTTATACCATATTATACACAAAAAAAAGCCATCCCCGCAAAGTACGAGGATGACTTATTATACTCACCAATTTGGCAATATTAGAAGGAGCCAAGGATAACTCGACGGTTATCAAGGACACCAAATCCAATTTCAGCCCAACCGTAGAATCCAGCTCTCTGCTGTCTATGAAGAGTAGGATCTTCAAAGACTTCAAGAGTCTGACGAACAGGCATTACAAAGCTATCATTAGATGACTGATCCAAACCAACAACCAATTCGAGGTCAGCAGCCTGAACAGCACCACTTAAGCTACCTGTGAAGAATGTCTGATATTCTTGACCTTCGCCAAGTTCATCGAGATCATGCAGGTTAACACCAAATACACGGGTAATTGGAGCACCATCTTCAGAAGCACTGTAGATTTCGCGTCGAGTAACTTCATCAATCTGATCAAGACCCCAGTTACGGATATCTTCCAGAGCTTCTGGAGAAACATACAGGTCTGTCAAACGACCACGACCCGCAGAACCAGTGTTACCACCAGCATTACGACGCATAACGGTCTGCATAAGAGAAACAAGTCTCTTAGAGAACATACCCGCAGTAGCATCACCATCATAGACGAGGATATTTCTGTCAACACCAGCCGCGAGGATGGTATGCCAGCCGTCATCATTCATCTTCTTGGTAAAGCCAGCTTCCATAACCTGCATAGCACGAGCAGCGATATCCCAACGAGCTTCACGAGCATATCGAAGCAAGAAGTCGATAGAACTTGTGATACTGTAAGTTGGAATCGCAACATAGTCACCTTCTACGCTACGCTCAGGAACTCTACCATTACCTGGATTAGTGTAAGCAATATGCTCACCTTCAAGTCCAGGAGAGATAAGGTCGAGTGGATACTCAGTTGTTCCACCGGCTTCTACCGTGGTTACTTCGAAAATATTACCAAGAATATCACCAGCCAAAACTCCCTTACGAAGAGGCAGCTCCAAAGCTTTAGCAAATTCTCGTTGTGCGGCAATAGCTACATTTTGGTCACTATCGCCAGCTTTACGAAGCAATGAAATAAATTCATCACTTGGTCTTTCAGTAAATGACATATTAAATTCTCCTATTGGTTATGGGCGATTATGCACCGTTGTTGAGTGGAAGATTGACGTGTAATTTAGCATAGCCATCAGAGTCTTTATAAGAAGCCCATCGACCTACACATAAAGATCCAGAATTCGCTGGTGCTACTGGTTCTACAGTAATATTACCAGCACTTGCACTATCAGCATAAGCAAGCTTACCTGGAGATGGAGTACCAGTAATGTTACTAGTAACAACAGTACCACGAGTCATAATGGTAACCTTGCCACCCTTTTGAACTTCGTCTTTGTGCTGATTTAAATGAGTTCTCGTTAAATCTTTGTTAACAACATCATTCAACAGAATACCAACTGGAATATCTGTTGATGCTGCGGTTGCATAAGCACATAAGTTAGCACCTTGGTCCATTGCTGCACCAGATGCAGTATTATTTTCCAGTACAGCTACACCACCACGGGTTGCCGTACCAGCATTGTAGAAAAAGCTAATATCAGTAGCCTCTACACTTCTGTCTGCTTTAAGAGCCATTTGTTTTCTCCTATAGAAAAAAGGATTTACTTACTAAGAATTGAATTTGAGATGTAATCAGCAATACTTGCTCGTGTTGCTGCTATTTCATCTACTTCTTCTGTTTCAGCTTCTACCAGAGTCGCTTCTGATGTCTCGACTTCATCGAAAATTTCAGTTGCTTCTGCTTCTGCTTGTTCTGTAGCTTCTTCTTTAACATCAGTCGCTACAACACTTTTGCGAGCATAAAGATTGACTACAGCATCAAATGCTTCGTCGTCAAGAGCACCAAAAGAAGCAAGAGTAGCATCTAATTCATCCGCTGAAACACCAGCTTCGATTAAAGCAGCTTTTCTCTTTTCTTCTTTTTGCTTTTTCTTCATATCATACATTTCAGATTCAGCTTGTTTCAAATCCTGAGCTGATTTAGCAACAACCGCTTCTAATGCAGCAATCTTTGCTTCAGCAGATTTTAAAGCTTCTTCTAAAGAAGCCTTAGCTTCATCTTCTTTCTTCTTTTTCTTTTCATCATCATCTTCATAATGCTTTGCTGTTGTATCATCAGTATCTTCCGCAACAGTTTCAGACACTTCTTCAGCTACTTCAATAGCTTCCGTAGAATTATCTGTAACCGCATCAGCTTCTACTGTTTCAACAACCTCTTCAGTTAGTTCTTCAGCAACAACTGGTTCTTCAACCACTTGCTCCTCTTGAACCTGAGATTCAGACATATTTGTCTCCTTCATCGTTGAAAACCCATCAACACTAAAAGCGATACTTTTAGAGTTTAAAATTATACTTCTAGGATTTGCTGGATTTGACACCAATCCTTTCCCAGAAAAAGAAATATCACGTAAAGCACGTCCAACTTTATAACCTTCATATTCACCAGTTCCACCATAAGCACGTAAATGCTTAGTTAAGAAAGATGAATCATCACTCCTGGTTACTAATTTCTGACTACCAGTCTTGTCAATAACTGCATAGTCGAAACCAGCAAATAAACACTCCATAGAAACAAACCACTTATCTTCATCGATTTCTGCAATGATACTATCCATTCGCTCTCTATTTTCTTCATTCATCCAACTGTTATAAAGAACGGCACGAGTAATAATATCAAAATTTGCAGGAGTTTCTTCTTGATCGTCGGAAATTCTATTTCCTTCAGTATCAGTAACATAACTACCTATAATATGCCCAATGATATCATTTTCATCATGCATAAAATTAAATGGTTTGTCTTCTGGCGTATTTCTCGCAGCCCATGTGACATCTGCTAAAAATACATCATCATTTCTATTCCAATTAGTAGAGACTAACACTGATTCTAAGTAATAAAGATCGTGTTGTTTATTATTATCGGCTAAAAGTTTTTCTATCTCACTTTTTTCTACTTCAGAAGTAAATTCTTCTGCTTTGACAGTGAAGGGAGATAAATAAGCAACTGAAGCAGTACTCTGAACCTGATCAGAAATACCATCTTCAATTTCTTTTTGAAAAATTTGTATTTTATTCATAATTTTCACCTCGTATTAAATTATACACGAGATACATTAAAACATAGATAAAACGGGTTTTAACTACCTAAAACATATTCTGTGTAACTTGCTACCACCTGTTTTTTATACTCATCCATAGACATATTTAAGATGTTTATATCCTTGTTTTCCATGATTATTTTAAACTCCTTTGGGGTCTTTTTGCTTGATTTAACAATCTCACTAATATAGTTTGCATCTACATTTTCATGCATAACTGGTAAATTTGTTAATATATCTACCTTAAGGGTTTCTAAAGAACCAACTTCTGCCTTTGTTAACTGTCTCATATTTTTCTTATTAGACACAGATAAAAACGCCTTGTTTGTGACATCAGATATTAAATCAAATGATTTATTAGCCCAAACAATAAGATCAGCAACGCCAGGAGTGTTTTTAGGTTTTTCAACCCTTTTCTTTCGTGGCTCTTCATCCTTACTAAATTTAGGTCTACCATTTTCATTTTCTGATAAATCATCGTTTTCAGTAGGAGGATGGAACGGACCAACTTTATCTGGAAGTTTATCTTTGTCCCTATCTTTATTCTCTCTGTTGAGTCTAACTTTTTCAACAGCAGGTATTTCTTTAAATCTATCAAGGATAGTCTCATGACTAATGATAGACCTGTCAGCTAATTGAATTAATAAGTTTTTCTCTGCTGCTTCATCTGATAAACTCATTTGGTCATAGATAATATGAGCGGGCTTCCTGAAACCCATAGCCCTACGAACTAATTCTAACTCTTTTGCCCAGAACTTAGTTAATTGATCTCTACCATATTGTAATCGCTCGACCAATGTTTTAAGAGATATAAAGTTGTTTGTAAATCCACCACCATTAGATGCCATACCCGTCAAGGTAGGAGGAACACCTAATCCCGCATAAATACTATTAAGAACTGATTGATATTTTTCAGAACCTAAGAATTTATAAACTTGACTGTTAGATTCAGTATATTTTAAGTCTGGACCCCAGACTAATTCCATTGTTCCACCACCAACATTACTGGCTAAAATATTTCTGAGCTTATTAACACCATCTCTT